CCTTGTCCAGATTCTGAATTATGTAATTTTTTACAATCATAATTAAATAAAATATAATGGCAATAATTAGATATACAAAAGATGCTACTATTAGGTATGCATACTTAAACATCTTCCCTGATCAGTTCAAGACAGATAAAGAAAAACAGGATGAGAGTTGGATCAAGAATACAATGGACTATTTTTCCAACAAAGCATATGCTGAGTATGTAAAGAACAGAGACACATTCGTTAAGAATTATGATCTTATGAAAGGAATCTTACGTATGGAAGATTTCTATCAAGAACCAGAGGTGAGAAGCTTCACAGATGTGCTTACAGCAGATCTAGAACTTCCTGCTTATGTAAAGATGTATTCTATTGTTACCACTCCTGTTAATGAGTTGGTAGGAGAAATATCTAAACGTCCTGATACATTTAGAGTGAAAGCTTTTGATGATGATAGTAAAGCAGAAGAGTTACAATTTAAAACTGATACTCTTCAAAATTATGTTATTGGTCAAGTTAAAAAACAACTTGCTACAAAAGCTATTCTTGCAGGAGAAGAAATTGATCCTGAAGAATTGGAACAAATGACAATGGAACAAGTTAAGGATCAGTTAGATAGCTATACATCTGTTGCTGAGAAATGGGGTAACCATGTTCTTACTTGTAACAAAGCTGAGTTTAACATAAAAGAAAAATCTGAAGATGCATTCAGAGACTTATTAATATCTGCTAGACAATTTTATCACATATATGAAGACAACTCGAAACTTGGTTTCAACATCGAAGTGGCTAACCCAAAGAACACTTGGTTTCTTACCACTCCTGATAGAAAGTTTATATCTGATCCCACAGGGAGAGCTCAAGGAGCCTATGCTGCTGGTACAGTACAAGTTATGGAGTTATCGGAGATCATTGAAAGTATTCCAGATCTTACTAAAGAGGAAATTGATCACTTACGAAGCTCTCTCCAAGACTATGGATTAATCAATGTGCGTGAGTCAAACTTAGGTAACCCAGATGCTATTCCTGGACAAGACTCTGTAATGTATGATACATTTGACCCATTGGTTCTTCAGACTCGTATGATTATAGAATCAGAGATGAAAGAAAATAATGATGGACTGAAAGACTTCTTAGGACTAACTAATAACGTAAGTTCGTTTGGTTATAAATATGTTGTTGTACGTAGCTATTGGATATCTAAAAAGAAAATAGGTAAGTTAATCTATTTAGATGAACTGGGTAATGAACAATCTACACTTGTTACAGAAGACTACAAATCAGGAACACATCCTATGCAACAGTCATTAGAATGGGGATGGATTAATCAATGGTATCAAGGAACTAAAATTGGTCCAGATATCTATCATATTAAACCATTTAAATTATTAGATTATTGTCCTATTATAGGTACAACATATGAGGTGAAGAATACAGAGGCTAAATCTCTTGTTGACTTAATGAAACCTTTTCAAGTGTTATATAATGTATGTATGAACCAATTGTATAAACTTCTAGAGAAAGAAGTTGGTAAGGTTCAACTTATGTCATTAAGACATATTCCTATTCCTAAAGATGGAGATGCACAAGATGCTCTTGATATATGGGAAATGGAAGCACGTAACAGAGGAGTGGTATTTATTGATGACTCTCCAGAGAATATGAAATCTCCTAGTTCATTCAATCAGTTTACAGCTCTTGATCTTACACGTACATCAGAGATACAATCTAGATATACATTAGCTCAACAAATTAAAGCTGAGTGTTGGGAACTTGTAGGTATGTCTAAACAACGTATGGGGTCTATTTCTGCCTCTGAAAGTGCTACAGGTACCAATACAGCTATGCAACAAAGTTATTCTCAAACAGAGCCTTTATTTGTAGCTCATGAGTATGTACTTGGACAATTATATCAAGGTATTATAGATGCTTCATTATATGTAGAAAGTTCTAAACCAGAAAGTACATTGTCATATATAACAGATGAAGGAGAAGCAGCTTTTGTACAAGTGAATGGTACAGATCTTTCATTACGTGATTTAAAAGTGTTCTTAACTAATAGACCTGAAGATACTCAAATGTTCAATGAGCTTAGACAACTTTCTCAAGCTGTTATTCAAAATGGTGGCACACTTTATGATGTAATAGAATTATATTCTACTAAGTCTATGAGAGAGATGAAAAAGGTATTTAAAGATCTTAGAGACCAACAAGTTTCTCAACAACAACAAGCTCAACAGTTACAACAGCAACAACAACAAGCTCAACAAGAGCAAGCTCAAGCTCAATTAGCACAAGCTGCTCAATTGGCAGAACAAAAACAAGCACATGATGACTATCAAAATCAACTTGATAGATTATCTAAAGAGAAGATTGCTATTATATCTGCAACAGGATTTGGTAAAGTGGAAAGTGAAGATACTAACACTAATGCTGTTCCTGATGTACTGGAGATGAGTAGATTAACTCAAGATCAAGATAAAGCATCTAAAGACTACAGTTTAAGAATGGCTGATTTACAAAATAAAAATAAACAGTCTTCTGATAAAATGACTATTGAAAAAGAAAAAATTAAGGTGTCTAGAGAGAATATGGCAAACGATCTTGCTGTAGCTAAAGAAAATGCTAAAGGAAGAAATAACAAAAAAGGTTAAAAAAATTACCTCTCTTCGGAGGGGTAAATAATATTAATGCTATATTATCTGAAAAATTGGATCATATAGACCAATAACACTTTGATATTAAATAGTGTTGTTATACTTTTACATAAATAAAACCAAACATAAATACAACTACATATGGCTGATAATTTAGAAACTATGGGTAACTTTAGTATCCAAGATACTATGGAAATGGGAATGGGTAACCAAGAACTATTAAATGACTTGTTTTCCCCTGAGACATCAACTTCTAATCCAGAAGATGTCACTGCAATTATAAAAGATGCTAATGCTCCTGAAGCTCCTGAAGCTCCAGAAGTAAAAAAAGGTAAGGACATTGTTCCTCCTAAAAGCGTTGATGGTAAAACAGATGAAGAAAAACTAGATGGACAATCAATGATCTCTGACTTCTTAAGTGATGACGATGATGATGATTCAGATGATACACCTGCTCCAGCAGCAAAACCTGCAAAACCTGCAGATGCTGATAGTGAAGATGCAGATGATGTTCCTGAAGGAACACAATTCACTGCTCTTGCAAATGATCTTTATAAATTAGGTGTATTCACCAATGATGATGGAGAAGATGAGGAACCAGTTTCTACAGCAGAAGAATTCTTAGAAAAATTTAACAATGAGAAAAAGAAAGGTGCTACTGAATTAGTACAAAATTTCATTTCTCAATTTGGAGAAGATTACCAAGAAGCGTTTGATGCCATATTTGTAAAAGGAGTTAATCCTAAAGAGTATTTTGGTACATATAATGAAGTGGTTAAGTTTGCTGAAATGGATCTTTCTATTGAAGACAATCAAGTAAAGATAATGAAACAAGCTTTAATTGATCAAGGATTTGATAATGATGATGTTGATTCTGAAATTGAAAGACTTCAAAATTATGGTGATTTAGAAAATGTAGCTAGTAAACATCACAAGGTGTTAGTAAAAAGAGAAGCAGCTAAACTTCAACAAATGGAAGCTAAGTCTGAACAAGAGTTACAACAAAAGCAAGCTGTTAAAAATCAATACATAAATAATGTACAAACCATCTTACAAGATAAGGTGAAATCAAAAGAGTTTGATGGTATTCCTATCAACCCAAAATTAGCAACAGAACTACAAGACTTCTTATTAGTTGACAAGTGGAAAACTCCTACAGGAGAAACACTTACAGACTTTGATCGTGCTATCTTGGATTTGAAAAGACCAGAAAACCATGAGCAAAAAGTTAAGATTGGACTTCTTTTAAAGATGTTAGAAAAAGATCCTACATTATCAACTATACAAAGAACAGGCGTGACTAAAAAGTCTAACGAACTGTTTGGAGAAGTTGCAAGACAAGTAACAAAAGCTAAATCAACTGGAGCTACTGGTACTGGTGGTACTAATTCAAAATCATGGTTCTTATAACAAAACAATAAATAATTAACAAAAAACGAATAACAAATGGCAATTCAAACAATTCCTGGGTTAACTGGTTTTACTTATGCTCGTGTAGCGTCCATGGACAAACGTGCTGTAGGGAAACTAACAGACTCTAACCACTTAGAGAGTTTTCACTCTACTGAGCCTGCAGATTATGATAAAAAGATTATCTCTTTATATACTCAGAGCTCACTTTACAGTAATGACTTCTTGGACATGATCAACAAGAGCACTCCTTATTACATTGATAATAATAGTGATGCTTGGAAATGGCAAGTAGCAGTTCCTTACAAATTCCCAAAAATCATTGACATCCCTTCTTCTACACAAGATTTAATTGATCTTGGTAAAACAGGTATCGATGGCCAAGAATTCTCTTTAGTATTAGATACTAATGAATTTTCTAAAAATGCTATCATCTCTGTAGGTACACGTCAGTATGGTCCACGTTTCTACGTGATCAAAGATCCAGTGCCTTGGAATATGGGATTCTTGTACACATTTACATTAGTAACTGATAACCCAGTTGTAGACTTTGTTAACCCTGTATTTTTACAATATGGTGTTGAGTTAGAATTAGTTGATGCTGCTATTGGTGAATTTGATCAAGACTTATTAGGTCTTCCAAGATTAGGTGAGCAAATCACTATGTTCGAATCTTTAGGTTCTGCATATGGATATGAGCACAAAATCACTGAATGGGCTGATGACAAAATGATGAGAGATGCTTCTGGTAAACCATTAGACATTTTAGTGTATGCTCCACAAAGACGTAACCAATTACCTTTAACTCGTAATGATGTTAAATGGGAACCGTTCATCGAATTCTGGATGCGTAAATCTATGTTAGAATTAAAAGTTAAACGTATGATCTGGGCTAAACCAGGTACCGTTAAAACTAATGGTTCTAAACAAGAATTGAAAAGAACATCTGCTGGTGTATACCACAGAATGAGAAACAATGGAAACTTAGTACAATACAACAGAGGTGAGTTCTCTGCTAACTTAATCCGTTCAGTATTTGGAGATTTATTCTACAGACGTGTGGACGTTAAAGATAGAAGTGTTAAAATGTATACTAATGAAGCTGGATTCGATGTATTCCAACAAGCTTTAAAAACAGATGCATTAAACTCTGGATTAACTTTCATGGCAGATTCTGGAAACAGATATATGCAAGGTGAAGGACAACACATCACTTACAACTTTGCATTTGATGCAATGGTAACTCGTGAGACTGGACGTGTTGAATTAATCCACTTAAAAGAATTAGATTTACCACAATCTAACTTAGAGTTTGGACAAAACAAAAAATCTACTCCAGTATTTATGGTGTTTGATGTTTCTCCAATGTCTGATGGATCAATGGTAAACAACATCCGTGAAGTACGTATGAAGGGTGCACCTTCTATGACTTGGGGTTATATTGATGGTACTCGTCACCACTTAGGTTTTGCTAAATCTCAAGGTATGAGCTCTGCTAATAAATTCCCAGGATACGAAATCTGGATGAAAGATAGATGTGATGTCTTTATTGAAGATTTATCAAGAACTGTGTTGATTGAGGAAATGCCACAATTCTAATAATAGAATTCCGAGAAGAATCCCCTCACCTCCTCTCCCTCCTAGAGGGGATGATTCTCAAACCTAGTGCCTAACTAAGCATTTGCCTTAGCACCTGCACTTAAAAAAAGTAAACAAGAGTGATGGATTGGGGTGTCCCTGGTCGCATATCCTTTCAATAGGAACACTCTGCAAATCGTGTGGTAGAGCAGTTGGTTAGCTTGCTGGACTCATAATCCAGAGGTCGAAGGTTCGAGTCCTTCCCACGCAACTAAAATAAACCAAATATTATTAAATAACTACATTATGGGTAAAACAGGCAAAATTTCTACTATTAAGAGAGACTATTCAAATAGTGCTCAACTTCAAACAATGGATAGTGGATTATCACAGAAAGGAATGACAAGAATCCCTGGAACAGGAGTATTCAAATATCCTTATAAAGAATTGGATGGAAAGTACAGAACAGGCTTAGATGAGAATGCTACGTACATTAAAAGAATCCAAGATCCTTTAGAAAAAGAATTAGAAATTGAAAGAGTGAAAGCTCTTAGAATAAAACTTGAAAATGAAATAGGCGATATTGATTTAGGACCTCGTTCATCATTTTGGAATTATGGTTTATCAACTTCTACAGATGATCAAACACATGTACAAGTGGTTAAATTATTAGATGGTGATAACTATTTTGATTTATCAAATGCTTTTCAAGAAATAGCCTTTTCATGGTTGAGAGTACATCCAACTATTGCATCTTCATACCAAGCTTGGGAAAGAGGAGAATATGCTGCAGATACACAATTCTACGTTGTAGATGATGAGATTGAAAATGCAGTTATCTTCAAGAAAAAACAATTGATCAACAAAGCAATTGTTAAGTTTGATAGTATGACTCCTGAGAAGAAACGTAAAGTTGCAAGACTATTAGGTCTTCCAGTATCAGAAGATTCAAAAGAAGAAGTGGTATACAACTTAGTAGATAATGTATTGAAACAAACAGAATTCAAGAATGGTAAGTATTCAGGATTGAATCCAGTTGAAGTGTTCAATAGATTTGCTGACATGAAAGAAGATTTACTCCATATTAAAGATTTAGTAAAACAAGCTGTAGCTCATTCAATATATAGAATCAAACCAAACGGTAAGGTTTATGAAGGTGAATATGAAATAGCTAAAGATGAAGAAGATTTAATTAGATTCTTAGCTGATGATGATAACCAAGATGAGTTATTAATATTAGAAGGAAAATTAAAAACTAAAAAACTAGCTGCTGTTTAAGTAGCTAGTTTTAAAAATATAAAAGAATATGATACCAGTAGATAGTTTATTATACAAGATCGATCAGAAACTAAATAAACTATCAACTAATGAGCACCAACAGATTCAGTTAGAAGACAAGATCTTAGCTTTGAATGAGGCTCAGATTAAGTTGATAAAACAAAAGATTGATGGTATTAGTGTTTCTAGTCAATTAGGACAAGATTCATTTAAAAAACGTTATGAAGACTTACAAAGTCTTATAATGAATTACAACCATCAACCTTTAGATCTTACATTAAAGAATGCTGAATTAAATCAATGGTGTACATATGTACATAATCTTACTCCACAATATATGTTCTATATAGATTCATATATTTTGGCAGATAAAGGAAGATGCAAGGATAGAAAGATTTGGATCAATCGAGATCTTGCAAAGCATGGTGATCTTCAGTTTATATTAAACAATGATCACTATAGACCAAGTTTTGAATATCAAGAAACATTCAACTCTTTGTCATCAGATGAGATAAGTTACTTTACAGATGGTACATTTATCCCAACAAAAGTTTACATAATGTACATGAGATATCCAATGTATATAAATAAAACAGGATATATTATGTTAGATGGGCAACCATCATTTGATCAAGATTGTGAACTTGAATTATATTTAGAAGACGAACTGTTAGATTTAACAGTACAGAATCTAGCAATGTATACTGAAAATTCTGCAGCAGTTCAAAGTGCTCAGTTCAGAATACAAACAAACGAGTAAATTTTTAACTTAATAAATAAATAAAATGGCTGATTTTTCATTAACCACGTTGTTCGTGGTTCCAGTAGGGCAAACTGCACTCCCTAGCTCTGGCTCAACACAAAACTTGACTGCAGGACAAGTTGGTATTTTTGGAAGCGATTATTCAGTAGCTACTGCTGTGAATATTGCTGCTTTCCCTTATTTCTACGTAGCTCAAGGTAGAACAAACACTTATTTACAAGGCTCTAAAAGATCTGACAAGATCAAAGGATGTCCTTCAGGATCTGGTTGTAACTCAAATGTAACAGAATGGTACAAAGTATCAGGATGTCCTACAGCTGCAAACCAAATTACTGATGTAACTGATTTCACTGTACAATGTGGAGAAGTTATCACGTTAACTTTACGTGCTCACTCTTCTTACATTGATACATTATATTTCAATGGATTTACACGTTCAGTAACTATACAAGCACCTTGTTGTGATTGTGACGCTAATCCATGTGCTGATGTAAGTACTAACACTATCATCAATGAATTGATTTATCAATTAAACTTGAAAGCTCCAGGAAACAACCCTGACAACATTTCTTTCTCTACATTCTATACATTTGAAAATGTAGGTGGAACAATTTTACGTATTACAGGAAAACCATTAACTAAATATGGACAACCTTGTGATGTAGCAGCGTTCCCTTTTGAATATGACAGAATGTCTTTCAGAACATTTGTATACGCAGGTCCAGCTACTACTGCTGACTTTATCGTAGCAGATGCTTGTAACTTTGTTGCTCAACCAATCATCACTCAACGTGCTTCTTATGCTTCTGGTCAATCTGAAGAAATTGCTCAATTAGAGAAAAACTTCTACAGCTACCAAGCAGGTTATTTGAAACACCTTTACAGAATGAATGGATACAATGAGAACTTTGAGTCTTGGGTATCTGGTGGTGTAACTTATGATACATACTACATTAAATTTAATGAGTATAACAAATCTGAGTACCAATGGGGTGATTACATTATGGAAGATAGTACAGTGATTATCGCTGCTCCAAACTCTGTAACAAGTGGTATTGCTGCTGCAATTGAAACTGTATTAGAAGCTGCTTTAGGAACTGTTGTTGATAACAATGTTTGTATTACAACTACATCTACAACAACTGGTGTTCCTGCATCAACTACAACTACTACTTCTACAAATATTCCTTAAGAATATAAATAGAAATAATATTTAATAATAACCTATGCCAGAGGGAAGAGGATAACTCATATTCCTCTGGCATATTTATTTAAAACAAACATGGCAAACTTACAATTAGATATATTAGTAGTTCCTACTTATAGTGTACTTACAATTGGTATTGCAGATGCTTCTGTATATCCTACTAATCCTCCAGTGGTCTCAGCACCATCTATTGAGATTGATATTCCTGGATTTGGAACTAAAATATTACCTTTTGTTCCTGGTGAAATCAATGTATTTACATCATCTAATTTAGGGATAACGGATGTGGGTTGTAATCAACCTCTTCCTGATGGAATATATAGAATTAAATATTCAGTTGCTCCTGCATATGCAAACTATGTAGAGAAAACAATATTACGTGTTGATAGACTTCAAGAGAAGTTTGACAATGCGTTTTTGCAATTAAATATGATGGAGTGCGACAGAGCACTTAAAACACAATCTAGTGTGCAATTAAACACGATCAACTTTTTTATTCAAGGAGCAATTGCAGCAGCTAATAACTGTGCAGAATATGAATCAAATACATTATATGCTCAGGCAGATAATATGTTAAATAACTTTCTTAAATCCAACTGTGGTTGTTCTGGTAACAACTACTTACTAAACTTTTATTAATTATGGCACAATGTTCAAGCTGTGGAGCTAAAGTGGGGTGCGGTTGTCAATTGACAAACGGAGTGTGTGCAGCATGTGCTGCTAAACCAAATAAATAAAAATTGATATTATGTTATCACCAAGACTAACAAATTGCCCAGAATGTGCAAACATTCCTTCTTTACTTAAAAAAATAGATTGCAAATTGGCAGAGCTGGGTAATAGTTTGTACAACAATATTTCATATATGTTGAACCAACCTATACCTGCTGGTGACATACTTCAATTAATAGCATATAGAAGAATACTTATGCATAAGTATTGTAATCCTAACTATGTGCATGAGTACTCTGTGGCTATGATAGCTAGCAGAGTTATACGCATTACAGTGGGTTGTGTTAGTAGATGTAATGAATTAGAACGTTGCTTAGAAGAGCCTTGTGACATTACAATTGTACCAAACCCTTCAACTACTAGTACAAGTACACTTGCACCTATTACAACAACAACAACTAGTTCTAGTAGTTCTACAACCAGTACAACTACTACTATTTTAAATTGTTGTACATCTCCTACTAATTTAGTATTACCTGGAGATAGCATTTTATTAGATGGTGTAAATCTAACATTTTCATCTACTCAACCTGCAGGTCTATCAATTTGGACAAATCCTATTGTTATGCTTCCTGCTTGTTTACCTCCTCAAACATTAAATACTGTACTAACAGGTGGATTTGATGGTACAGTAGATTGGGATTATACTATCACTTTTGATACTCTTGTTAACAATGTTAAAATACAAGTAATAAATTATAGTGCTGATTATGCAACTTATGATGTACAAGAAAAAATTACATTCACTACAAATACAAATATTCCTGAAGTAATTAATTGTGATGGATGTAATGTTATAATAGAAAATAATTCTATTATAGCTGTTCAAGATACTAATGGTAGTGGAACATTTATTATTAATGCAGCCACTTCTTATACATCTCTTACATTAACACCAAGTATACTAGGACTTAATCCATTTGGATATGCTGTTGGTGTATTTTTAAGAATTTGTGGATTTACAAGTCCTACATCAACCACTACAACAACTAGTTCTAGTTCTTCAACTACAACCACTACTACTACAACAATATGTCAAGATTGTATAGCTTATGGATTTCCTAATCCTAATGATGGAAATGGTACTGGTACAATAAATGGAATAACTGTTACTACAACATATACAGGTCCATCTATTAATGCACCTGGTCCAAGAAATAATTATAATAATTGTGCAGGATTTCCAATGGATGCTGATACTTTATACATAGCACAACTTACTGGTGCATTTACACTTACTATATCTTTTAGTTCTCCTGTAAATGATGTTTATATTAGTAATTCTGCTATGGGATATAATCTTTTTCCAGGTCAACAAGAATGTTTTACCGTTAATTCAGATCAAGGAACTCCTACACTTACATTAGCAGGAGGATGTTATGATTATGGTCCTGTTGGTAATCAAATATGTGGATCTCATCAAGGAGGAAATACAGGAGGAGCTACTAGAGTTTCTACAACTATTCCTTACAGTCAATTAACTATAACTGGAACTGGAATTGGTAATTTAGCTGGATATGGTTTTGATATATGTTTTCCATCATGTAACACTACAACTACTACAAGTTCAACAAGTTCAACAAGTACAACTACAAGTTCAACTAGTTCAACTACAAGCACAACAACAACATTAGCACCAAGTGGAATTAGAACAATCTATACACACTTTGAAGCTTTATAATATAAACAATAACTTAAAATAAAACAAACATGTCTAATTGCTCAAATTGTTATAACGGATGTACAGAGATTGTCTCTGACAGATGTGTTAAATATACAGGAATAGATGTTCCTGTCTTAGGAATACAAACAGGTGATTCATTATCATTTGTAGAACAAGCATTGATTACATTCCTTACATCTACATTAGATGGTACAGGAGTGAAGATTGATCTTGGTACCACAGTGGTATGTAACCTTGTACAACAATATCTTCCTACATGTAAAGATCTTTCTATTGTAGATATATCAAAAGCTCTTATAGAAGCTGCTTGTGATCTTCAACTACAAGTTGATGCTGTTGTAGCAGAACTTGCTATATTAAATGCTGATTATGCAACAGGATGTTTAACAGGAGTAACTAGCTCTTCAAATACTCATGCTATTGTACAAGCTGTTATAAATAAACTATGTCAATTAGAAGTTGATATAATAGCATTAGCTTTTGACTTATCTACAAATTATGTAAGATATGATGAACTTAATCAATTAATTCAAGTATATTTAGATTCAACTACTAATGGATTATATAATTCTAGAATGATTCCTTATGCAGTAGTTCCTTATTTTGGACCTATAACAGGTATATTTGATTCTTCAGGAGCTGGTACAGGTCAGTGGCTTAAAATATATCTTTGTAATGGACAGAATGGAGCTCCTGATTTAAGAGGTAGAGCTTTAACAGGTGCTATTGTTAATGTTCCTGGAGGAACATTAAACCCAGCTGTTAATCCTGCAAATCCAGGTAATCCAAACTATGCTCTTTATGATGAACGTGGTGCAAATCAAATTACATTATTAGAAACACAAATTCCTTTACATACACATGCTAACACTGTAGACTCAATAGTTGATTTTGATGATCCTGAACATGCTCACATAACATCATTTGGTAATCCATCTGATGCTAATAGTTCAGGATCTAGTAACACTTGGGTTCAAACAGGTGCAGGTCAAAATTATCCAACTAGTTCAGCTAGTACAGGAATAACTGTAGATGTTAACACTACAATAACAAATGTTGCTGGACCTATAGGTGGAGGACTTCCTCATGCAAATATACAACCAGTAACAGCTTGTTATTATATTCAATACAGACCTTAATAAATCAATAATATGTCATATCCTTTTTTACCAGTAAATCCTTGCTGTACAGATGTAGTTATAAATGATCCTTGTGGATGTAGTTCTACAATTACTAATAGTGGTTGTAATAACAACAATCCATGCAGCACGCATTTAACTGCATCTAGCACTATTGTATATGATGGTCCTGTACTACCATGTATAATAGCTGAACCATGTGATACACTTAATGTAATATTACAGAAGATAGATGAAATTATTTGTAATTTATTAACACAAATAAATTATTTAAATAATCAAGTTATTAATATTACTAATCAAATAATTACCATCAATGGTGATATAATCAACATATATAATATATTAGATGAATGTTGTGGTGCAACTACTACCACTACATCTACTACTATAGCAATTCCTTGTGAAAGTTTCTCTTTAGATAATACAGGAACTGAGGCAGTAGCTATTATTATTACTGATTGTATTACAGGAGACCAAGAAGCAATTGTATTATTGCCAGGAGAAACAAATATTTGTGTTGAAACAGATAGCCCTCTAACTGTTCCAGGTACAGTGATTGTTACACCAAATGGTCCTTGTGGTCCTACAACAACAACCACTTCATCAAGTAGCACAACAACTACTACTACAACTATAGCATTTGAATGTCAATGTTTCACATTTTTTAATAGTGATACTTCTGCTCATATGATAAATTATAAAGATTGTAACAACATAAATGTTGGACCTATATTTATAGATTCTAATGAAACACTACAAGTTTGTGCAGGTTCTGGATCAGCTAGTGATACTTTAGTAACTATTTCGGTAGGTGCAAATTGTATCGATGGATTGTGCCCAGTTGTTCCAACTACCACTACAACAACTACAATTGCTCCATGTAATTGTTTTGATACAGAAATCACTATATTATCAGAAACATTAGCTAATACAGATAATGGTCAACTTACAGTGTTATATGAAGATTGTTTTACTAATCCATATATTGATACATATGATAGACCAGGTGTTTATCCATTAGGTTGTGTAGATTTTACTGTAGGTATAACTGCATTGGGAGAAGTTGAGGGAGTAGAACAAACTTTCTTTGTTCCAATTACAACTGGTAGTCCTTGTTGTGATGTTGAACCAACAACAACAACAACAACTACATTTGAACCAACAACAAGTACAACTACTACAGCTATTCCACCTACAACAACGACCACTACTAGTTCAAGTAGTACAACTACTACTACTACAACTACAGTAGAACCTACAACAACAACCACTACAACTTCAGATATTACTTGTGACTGTTTAACTTTTGAAAATACAGATACAATATCTCATAACTTAGGATATACTAATTGTAGTAATTTTCCTGTAACAGGTATAAATATTGATCCGTCTGAAATTATAAGTTTTTGTGGTGATAACCCAGTTGTTAGTAATCCTAGTGTAACAATTACATTTGGAGGAGCTTGTGTTTTAGAAGTTTGCCCAACAACAACAACAACTACTACTACAATTTTAGATTGTTCGTTTACAGGAACTGCTAATGAAGTTCCAACTACAACAACTACAACCACTTTAAGCCCAGGATAACATGAGTTGCTCTCAAGTAAATAACACAACAATACATGGAACGAGTACTATCACATATGATGGTACTCCACTTCCTTGTACAGACGTGAATACATGTGATGGATTAAATACTATCCTTGATAAGTTTGACACTATTATATGTGATGTTAAAGAAAGTGTTGATATTCTTACAGAAGAAATAACAGATATTACAGAAGACTTAATGATCATAACAGAAGATATAATTAACATAAACAATCAGTTAAATATATGCTGTCCTACATGTGATTTTACTGGAACTGCTGATCAGTTACCAGATCCAACTACCACAACTACAAGTAGTAGTTCTACCAGTACTTCTACTACAACAAGTAGTTCTAGTACAACTTCTACTACAAGTAGTACAACTACTGTACCACCAACTTCTACTACAACAAGTACTAGTAGTTCAACTAGCACAAGTACAAGTTCAACAACTACAAGTACTACTACATCTGTACCAACTACTACAACTACTACTAGTCAAGTTTATACCTATGCTGGAGAAATTATAAATAATACAGGAAACACTATAACAGCAAATACTGCTTTTATTAGAGTTAATGGTGGTATAGTGGCTGCTGTTACTTTGAATATACCTCCAGGTGGTACACAAACTTTCTCTACATCATATTCACCTGGTTCCTCTGTAATAGGAGCTGGTAATGATTTTACACTAGAACTATATACGTACACAGGTGTTACTATATCAAATGATATGACTCAGACAGGTGGGACTTGTGGTACTACAACTGGTGATTTTGCTAATATGGGAACTTATCTTAGTGCAACATCAACTACAACAGGCCCAATCTCATGTTCGGTGCTTGTCATAAGAATGACAATAACATAATTTAAAAATCAATTAATATATAAAAAATATGACAACGTTAATAACATTAAACATACCAGTTGGTGGAGACGCAGGTCCTTTTAACTTATACTCAAATACAGATGGATATGTATTACCATTTGCAACAGGTATATCTGCATTAGTTTTAACAGCTGGCTTTTTAGCAACTAATGTACCTCCTGGAACAACAATCATTAGAGTTATATCTACAGGAGTGTGTACAAATTATATTGATATACCAATCAATTTAATTACTACTACAACAACAACAAGTAGTAGTTCAACAACTAGTACAACTACCACTGCTGTTCCTACTACCACTACTACAAGTAGTTCTAGTACATCAACTAGTACAAGTACTTCTACAAGTACAACTACATCAACTAGTAGCAGTACAACTACTAGTACAACAACGGTTGCACCAACTACAACTACTACAACCACTGCTGAACCTACTACAACTACTACAACCACTGCTGAACCTACTACAACTACTACAACCACTGCTGAACCTACTACAACTACTACAACTACAAGACTAGTAGAATGTATAGCTTATTCAGCAACTATAAGTAGTGGAAGTGGAAGCGTTGGTTGGACTAATTGTGATGGGTCTTCTGGATTTGCTACAGTTACTCCAGAAGAGCCTGCTGGTTTCTGTGCACTATCAGATCCACCACCAAGTGCAACTGCAACAGTTATTATAAGCGATGGTGGACCTTGTCCATTAACAGGATGTTACACTGTAACGTTTAATCCTGATGTTGAATGTTCAACTAGTATAGGTAATGTTCTAGTATCATATACAGACTGTAATGGATCTGAAATGCTAGATGTAGAAATTCCTTTATTAGGAAATACTAGTGTTTGTGCATTAGTTGGAGGTGCTGGTTCACAAGAACCTATAATTGCTTGTGGAGAGGGAACAATTACAATTGGTGACCCATGTATACAATTAGGTCTTATTTCATCATCTTCTGATTCATTTAATGCTTGTTCATTATTAATGGATCTTACTTGTTGGATAAGTGGTACAGGAGAACCTAGTTTAGGAGATGTTGTATATACAAATGCTGCAATGACAACAGTGTTCCCAGGTGATGGTGTAAACTATTATCATCTTACTATACAGTCATCTACAAATACTTACAGTGCTATAGTTAATGGCTTTGGAGTAATTCAAGCTGTTCCTTCTATATGTCCTTAATAATAAAAACTAAAATCAATAACATATGACAGTATTAATAACATTAACAGTTGCTGGGGCTGATTCAGGCCCCTTCAATCTGTATTCGAACTTAGATGGATTTACAGCAGCTTTTGAATCAGGAGTGAGTAAAGCTGCTTTACTAGCAGGATATTCTTCTGCTTTAGTTCCTGATTTTACAACAACAATAAAAGTGTTGTCCACAGGAGATTGTACAAATTATATAGATATAGTGTTGTCAAGTCTTACAACCACTACAACTAGTACATCTCCTCCAGTTTAAAATAAAACAAAAAATCTTGTTTTGTTGGTTTTACAGGATTTCTCCTCAAGATTTTTTCTTGGGGAGTTTTTGTTTCTAACTATTTTAGTTATAAATAATTACGTCTCTAACTAAAATTATTTGGAATATATAAAAACTATTGTTTATCTTTACGATATTTTTTAACTAATATGAGTACATATGTCTGAAAATCAAAGCTTGTTACAACAATTAGAAGAGTTATTAAGTCAGAAGAAAAGTAAGAAATTCTATGCTGAGAAACTAGGGATAAGTGAATATGAGGTGAATGAGCTCATGAAAGAACTTAAAGAAAAAGATAATGAAGATGTAGGAAAAAGTATTGCAGGAGAACGAAAGGTGAATGTTGAAAAAGGAACAATAGAAAGTACAATAGTTACAGACTTCGAACCTAAAGATGATATTGAATTAGCTAAGCTACATAAAATAAATCTAGACAAATATGTTATAACAAACTACTGGTCTAAGATGTTACCAAGTGGGAAGTTTACTTCCTCAATCTTTTCAAAAAGAAAAGAAGCAAAAGATTACTCTCCTGAAGACTTTGCTAAGTTTTTAGAAAACTACAAACCAAACAATATACCAATCACCAAAGTAAGTCTTGCTAACAGTAAAGACTTTGTAGATGTAGAGATTTCTATATCTGATTATCATTTAGCTAAAAGAACAATTGATCAGGATAATGATGTAACTACAAGAGCTTTGAGATATGTTAATGTGGCTCAGTCTTTGATTGATAAAGTGGAAGCTTGTTACAATATAAACACTGTTGTTCTTCCTATATCAAATGATTACTTCCACACTGACAACTACCAAAACCAAACTACAAACGGTACTCCACAAGACACTATAATGGATTATGCTGATGAGTATGAACTAGGATTTGCTATTCTTGTAGATACAATCAACATGTTGAGAAAGCATTCTAGCACTGTAAAAGTGGTATTGGTACAAGGAAATCATGACAGAACTAAATCTTTCTACCTAGCACATGCGCTAGATGTATTCTTTAAAGATGCATTAGATGTAGAATTCATAAGAGAACATAGTGTTATCAAAGGATTAACACTTGGAAATACATTCATTGGATGGCACCATGGTAACTGTAAGTTAGAAGACTTACCATTATTGTTTGCAACACATCCTAAATATAGTCATCAGTTTGGTGATGCTGTTTACAGAGAAGTTCATACAGGTGATAAACATCACTATATGGCTAAAGAGGTTAAGGGAGTGAGAATACAACAAATGCCTAGTCTTTCAGGAACTGATAGATGGCACTTAGATAATAACTTCGTACACTCAGTACGTGCTGCTCTTGCTTTAGTCTATGATCTTAATCTAGGTAAAATAGCAGAGTTTGAAACTCGAATATAATTATGGCAACATTAAGAAAATTAGTATCAGATGTTAGAAGTGTCCACAAGATACTTTCTACAGACTCATTAATAACAGATAGAGCAATTGCATCTGAGATAAGAAACAATGCTTTATTACTTA